GTAAAGAATAAAGATTTCTGGATAGAAGGAGATATAGGTAAAGCTCTTCTCTTTGGTCAGAATTTATTTCCTAAAGGTGGTAAGTATGTAACCCTATGTGAGGGTGAGATAGATGCCATGAGTGCTTACGAACTACTAGGCTCACGGTGGCCTGTTCTTTCTATTAAGAGTGGCTGTAAGTCAGCGGTTAATAATTGTAAACAAGCCTTTGATTATCTTAATAGCTTTGAAAATATTGTACTTTGTTTTGATAGTGACAGACAGGGTAAAGAGGCTGCTGAAGAAGTAGCTAAGATATTTGAGCCAAACAAATGCCGTATTGTTAATCTTGAACTTAAAGATCCTAATGAATACCTGATGTTGAATCAAAGGGAAAGGTATACTAAAACATGGTGGGCAGCAGAGCCTTATACTCCGGCTGGTATTATTAATCTCGATTCATTAGGAGACTCTTTATACGATGAGGATTTCTGTTACACATGTCCTTATCCTTGGGAAGGTTTGAATAAGAAAACATTTGGTATTCGTACTGGAGAGTTAGTTTGTTTCACGTCTGGTGCTGGCATGGGTAAGTCAAGTATCATGCGAGAACTTATGCATCATATTTTAAAGAACACTGAAGATAATATAGGTGTGCTTGCACTAGAAGAAAGTACCCGGAACACTGTCTTTAATATAATGTCTGTTGAAGCCAATGCTCGTCTGTATATCAAAGAAGTAAGAGATGAGTTTGATAAAGAACAGTTAAAAGAATGGCAGAAAAATACTATAGGTACTAAAAGATTTTATGCATTCGATCACTTCGGAAGTATAAGTAACGATGAGATATTAAATCGTATTCGTTTTATGGCAAAGGCGCTTGATACTAAATGGATCTTCTTAGATCACCTATCTATTCTAGTGTCTGGGCAAGAGGATAATGGTGATGAAAGAAAATCTATCGATATCTTAATGACCAAGCTACGTTCCCTTGTGGAGGAAACAGGGATAGCCTTGCTGCTTGTCAGTCACCTGAGACGCCCTATGGGTGACAATGGTCATGAGAATGGTAAAGAAGTTACACTCTCACACCTTCGTGGATCAGCCAGCATTGCACACCTTAGTGATAGTGTGATAGCCTTGGAAAGAAATCAACAGGCAGACAATGATTTTGAAGCTAATACCACAACGATCAGAGTCTTAAAGAATAGATACGTTGGTGACACAGGTGTTGCATGTCGCTTGCATTATGATACAACAACTGGTAGGATGTCAGAAGTAGACTCTCTCAACGAAGAGGATTTTAATGTATACGACCAAACGCTTTGATAAAGCATTATATAATGTAGCTGATACAACAGCTAAAGAGGCTATGATAAAATGGCTTCGGAAGAATGACTATATTAATATAGATGATAAAGAAACAATGTCTTTTGATATTGTATCTAATCGTCTTCAAGATACAGATGAAGAGCTTATAAACTATTTCTTTGAAGTAGAAATAAAATACTCATGGAAAGGAGAGTGGTCTAAAAACTGGGAAGAAGTACGCATTCCCTATAGAAAACATAAACTAATAGATAGGTGGTTAGCTAAATTTCCATCTGACTTACTAACCTTTGTAATTTTTAGAAATGATTGTCAACAAGCATGGTTTATACCGGGAGATGTTGTGTCTAAAAGTACAGTAAAAGAAGTATCCAATCGGAACGTTAGTAAAGGAGAAAAGTTTTACCACATCAATACTAAAGATGCTAAGTTAGTAACTTTATAATGAAAGCTGTTGTAGATATTGAAACAGATTCACTTGATGCAAAAAGAATTTATTGCATTGTTTCAAAAGATTACGATACAGGAGAAGTTAAAACATGGGTACTAGAAGATTGTAAGAAATTTGTAGAGTGGTCAACTAAAGTAGATCAGTTTATAATGCATAACGGGGTGTCTTTTGATGCCCCGTTTCTTAACAAGTTACTCGGTTGTAATATTAAACCTAAACAAGTTCGAGATACTTTATTAGAATCCCAGCTTTTTAATCCCGTAAGAGAAAGTGGTCATTCACTTGCAGCATGGGGAAATCGTTTAGGCTACAAGAAAGGAGACTTTAATGACTTCGATTCATACAGTGAAGAAATGTTGGAGTATTGTATCCGTGATGCGGAACTTACTTGGAAGCTTGCACATCACCTTGAAAAAGAAGGTAACAACTTTTCAAATAAATCAATAAGACTTGAGCATAGTATTAGAGCAATACTAGATCAACAACAGAAAAATGGTTTTGCTTTTAAAGTACGTGAAGCAAGCATATTATTATCCAAACTTGAAGAAGAAGAAAGAGAACTAGAAGAGAAGGCACAAGAAATATTTCCTCCTCTTGAGCTTACTTTAAAAACAAAAACTAAATACATTCCTTTTAATATAGCAAGCCGTAAACAAATTGCAGAACGGCTTAAAGACAAGGGATGGGAACCTACATTACTTACAGAAAAAGGAAACATAATTGTTAATGAAAAAACTTTAAATACTTGTGAGTTGTCTGAAGCTAAAATGTTTAGTAGATTTTTCTTATTACAAAAACGAACAGGACTTTTAAAATCATGGTTAAAGGCATGTGATAGAGATGATAGGGTAAGAGGAAGAGTACTTACATTAAAGACTATTACTGGAAGAATGGCACACCATAGTCCTAATATGGCACAAGTTCCTGCTGTATATAGTCCTTATGGTAAGGAATGTAGAGATCTATGGACTGTTAGTAATCCAGAAACACATTCCTTAGTAGGCACAGATGCTTCTAGTTTAGAACTACGGTGCCTTGCACACATGATGGGAGATAAAGAGTACATACAAGAAATATTAACAGGTGATATTCATACTGCAAATATGAAACTTATAGGATTACAAAATAGAGATCAGGCCAAAACATTTATCTTTGCATTTTTATATGGGGCTGGTCCTGCTAAAATTGGCAGCATAGTGGGGGCTGATTCATCGGAAGGTATAAAATTAATTGATAGGTTCTTAACTAGACTACCAGCACTCAAAGGATTACGTGACAGGAAACAAAAAGAAGCAGCTAATGGTTGGATCGTAGGACTCGATGGACGTTACTTAAAGATACGACATTCCCATGCTGTTTTAAACACTTGTATTCAAGGCGCAGGTGCGGTAGTATGCAAACAATGGCTTGTATCTATTATAATAAAGGTTAACGAGTCTGGAATAGATGCCAAGTTAGTAGCTTCAATACATGATGAGTATCAGTTTGAAGTTAGTAACAAAGATATCATTCGTTTTTGTGCCATAACTAAAGAAGCTATTCAAGAAACAACAAGGACACTCAGTATGAAATGTGAATTAGATTGTGATTATAAAGTAGGTAAGACATGGGCAACGACACACTAAAAGATAACAGATACAAAAAACTTTATGTTTCAATTATCTTTCAAGCATTAATGGATTTAACAAAACTTAATACTTCCATAACAGATACAAGTATTTCTATTAATAGATCTTCTGCATACTCTTGGTTCTTTACAACGATAGGAGGAACTGCAAAAGACTTTGAAGAAATCTGTGACAATGCTGGACTAGAGCCTACATTTATTAGAAACTTTGCTTATGAAGTTATGGATTCAGGAGAAGATATAGATGTTAAAAAAAGAATCACCCAGTTCTTTACTGAGTGAGAATATGCATGACTTTGTTATGAGAAAAAATAAAGAAGTTACTCAACAGAAAGCTTTAGATAGACAAGTAGGTGGTGAACATTATAAACACTGTGGTATACAACCTGTAGAATATATTAAGGCCAATAACTTAGACTACCTTGAGGGTAATATTGTTAAATATATTACAAGGCACCGTACAAAATCACAAGGTCGAAAAGACATAGAAAAAGTAATACATTACGCACAGTTTATTTTAGAATTTGATTATCCAGAGGGGGAATAGAATGCCACAGTTTAGATCTAATGAAAATCCAATGTTTCGTTCGAAGTTTAGTGAAGATATATTTAAACATAAGTACGCACATCATGGTTGCGAGACATGGGATTCCTTGGCATCGGTCCTTGTTGAGGATGTCTGTCAAGATTTAATGACAGAGGATGAAAAGAATCACCTTAAGTGTCTTATCACAGATCTAAAATTTATTCCGGGAGGACGTTATTTATATTATGCTGGCCGCCCCAATAAGTTTTTTAATAATTGTTATCTTCTTAAAGCAGAGGAAGATACCAGAGAAGATTGGGCAGATATATCTTGGAAGTCTGAGTCGTGTCTGATGACAGGTGGTGGTATTGGTGTAGACTACTCCGTGTATCGTGAGGAGGGACGTATCCTGAATGGTACTGGAGGTCTATCCTCCGGTCCTATACCCAAGATGCTTATGGTAAATGAGATTGGTCGCAGGGTTATGCAGGGGGGTAGTCGCAGGTCTGCTATCTATGCCAGCCTTAACTGGAAACATCCTGATGTGAATAAGTTTCTTTCCTCAAAGAACTGGTACGATATGCCAGTAGGAGCCACAGGATTCTCTATTGGTCAGGTCAAAGAACAAGACTTTAACTTTATTGCACCCCTTGATATGACTAATGTAAGTGTAAACTATGATACGGAGTGGCTGCTTAATTATTGGAAGACAGGAGATACAGGAGATGTTTTCAAAACGAATGTTAGACAAGCACTATCAACAGCAGAACCGGGCTTCTCGTTTAATTTCTTTGAAAAGGAAAATGAAACCCTTCGTAATGCTTGCACGGAGGTTACATCTGAAGATGATTCTGATGTTTGTAATCTTGGCTCTGTTAACATGGGGCGTATTGAAAATCTGTCAGAATTTGCTGATGTAGTTGAACTTGGAACTAAGTTTCTGTTATGTGGTACTCTACGTGCTAAGCTACCCTATGATAAAGTATATAAGACACGGGAAAAGAATCGTAGACTTGGCCTTGGACTGATGGGAATGCATGAGTGGCTTATAAAAGGAGGCGAAAAGTATGAGGTTACAGAAGGACTTCAAAAATGGTTGGCAGTTTATAAAGGAGTTAGCGATAACACTAGCACCAAGTTTTCTGATACTCTTGGCTGTAGCCGTCCTGTTGCTAATCGTGCCATTGCTCCAACTGGATCAATAGGTATCCTTGCCGGTACATCCACAGGCGTTGAGCCTATCTTTGCTGTGGCCTATAAGCGCAGGTATCTTAAGGGTGGTAATCGTTGGCACTACCAATATGTTGTAGATAGTGCAGCACAAGAGATCATTGATCTTTATGGTACTGATCCTGAGAAGATTGAATCAGCACTTGACCTTGCCGAAGACTATAAGAGGCGTATAGCTTTTCAGGCTGGTGTACAGGATTATGTAGACATGTCTATATCTTCAACCATTAACCTTCCGAAGTGGGGGACAAAATTAAACAATGAAGATACTGTGGATGAGTTTGCTGATACTCTTGCTTCTTACGCTCACCGGTTGCGTGGTTTCACCGTGTATCCTGACGGATGCAGAGGAGGACAACCTCTTAGCAGTGTGCCTTACTCTGAAGCTGTAGAAAAACTAGGGGAAGAATTTGAGGAAGGACTTGAGACACATGATATCTGTGACATTACTGGTCATGGTGGAAGCTGTGGAATATAACACTCGTAGTTCAACTGGATAGAACAATAGATTTCTAATCTATAGGTTGCAGGTTCAAGTCCTGCCGAGTGTACCAAAAAGTCCTTGCAAAAAAGATAGTTATATAGTATAATAGTGTATGGACCCGTTTAAAAAGGATATATATTAAGAGATGAGAAAAGCACCTAACACCGTTTACATAGGCTATGATCCTAAAGAGGATATAGCTTATGAAGTTCTTAAGTTTACCATTGAAAGAATAGCTGTAGATAATGTACGCATTGTCCCTATCAGACGTGACATCGTGGAGAAGATGGGCATCTACAATCGACAGCATACTGTAGTAGATGGACAGACAGTTGATAATATAGATGGCAAGCCATTCTCAAGTGAATTTAGTTTCACACGCTTCCTTGTGCCTGCCCTTAACATGTACGAGGGATGGGCATTGTATATGGACTGTGACATGTATCTTCGCACAGATATTAATGAACTCTTTGAAGAATATAAAATAGATTACTATCCTCTCTATTGTGTAAAGCACAAGTATGCGCCGGGTGATGGGGTAAAGATGGATGGTCAGAAACAGGAGAACTATCGCAGGAAGAACTGGTCAAGCTTCATGCTGTTTAACTGTGGGCATGAGCTTAATAAGAAACTTACACCACAGGTAGTGAATTCTCAAACAGGAGGATGGTTACATGGGTTTGAGTGGTTGCCGGATAAGGAGGGTGATATTGGGACCATCCATGAGGAATGGAATTGGCTGGATGGTCACTCTGATGTTGATATAAAAGCCAAGAATGTTCACTTCACCACAGGAGGACCATGGTTTAAGGGATGGTCATGTAATCGTGCACAGGATGGTATGTATGCCTCTGAGTGGAATGGAGACTATACTTATCTTGCCGGACATGGTAAGGTAGAACCCTATGAAGTATAAAATTGTAACAGCTTTTAATGAAAGTATTCTGCAACAGAATGCTTCCAAACTTCTGGAAAGCTTTAAGAATAACTGGCAGCCTACTATTGAGTTTCACTGTTACTACTATGATTTGGATATTAAAAACTATTCTCTGCCCAAAGCTAAGAATATTAAATATCATAACTTGGAAACCATTGAAGAGTATACTGACTTTATCAAGAGCAACAAGACGCATAATGGAACCGAGGGTGGGACCATAGTCTATGCTGAAACTCTTGACGGGATATCTGAAGCACCGCAAGTATTTGCCATGAGTGAGTGTGCTTTTGATAACCAAGGGTCTTGGCTTATATGGCTTGATCCGCTGACTATCCCTGTTAAAGACATCAGGGAAAATACTCTGAGGAGTTACTTCCCCAAGGATGAGCGCCAGACAGATTTTGTCTGCTTGGAAGATGGGGATTATTTTGCAGGTTTTAATCTTTCGAAACAGACACCGGTTGATTTACTTGGTGATCTTCGTGGAGCATATGTCTCTGGGGAGTATATGAACTATCGTGAGTGGGGTTCTACTTTTATTCTTAGCCGACTGCTTACTATCTATAATGCTCATGGGATCAAGATACACTCATCTGATTCTTTCAAAGACTTGTTTGCAAACCTGAAAGATAAGGACTCTCTGAACACCAGAGATGGCTCCGGGAACAGGCTTGTGTCCTTGTCTGATACAGTCACATCCCCGGACATCCTGCCCAATCGATATAAGCAGCTTGCTGATTTAATCAGGTTCTACAAACCAAAGACAATCCTTGAGACCGGCACATGGAACGGGGGCAGGGCGATTGAGATGTGTCTGTCTGCCTTTGAAAACAATGACTCAGTTCACTACATTGGTTATGATTTATTTGAGGACGCCACATCAGCCACAGACAAAGAGGAGTTTAATGTTAAGGCACACAATACTATTGCTGCTGTGTGTCAAAGGTTTGATGACTTTAAGGAACATATGAAGAAGGAGAAAGATAAAAACTTTTCATATGAGTTATACAAAGGTAATGTTCGTGATACGTTGAAGTTAGGTATCATGGAACAGGATGGGAAGAGTGTTAACAGGGTAAGCACAGGCACGCATGAAAAGGCTCCTATTGATTTTGCTTTTATAGGCAGTGGCAATAGTGAGCAGACTGTTAAACATGAGTATGAGAGCCTGAAGAATGTTCCTGTTGTTGTTATGGATCACTTCTTCACCAAAGAAGAAAATGAGGAAGACCCTGATGCTGTTGTAATTCCAGATGAAATATACCATGGCGTTAAGAAAGTCTTTGACTCAGTACGTACAAAGAAAGTTGATGCTCAGGAAACAACCGATGATGGCTGGACAGAGTTTGATGAAAAAACTTCAACCAGAAAACATGTACTGCCCTCCAGCGACAGGGTTGTTCCTGCCGGACACACACATCTTGCTGTGTTCCTTCATGATGAGAATCTTGAGGATGTTCCAGAGGATCTGAAACGAGTAGCTATTATTGTACACCCCAGAGATTGTGTACCCAAGGATTATATTGCTAATAATATTAAATCAAATATGGAAACTATTGATAAAGATAAGTGGGTGAAGAAGCATCCCTCTCATAAAGAGGTCGGGGTTATTGTTTCTGCCGGACCCTATCTTGACTATAAGAAACTGAAAAAGTTCATACGTGAGCATCCGGGATGTAAAGTTCTTACTGTTAAACATGCTTATCCGGGTCTGCTGAAGAATGGTATTAAACCATGGGGTTGTATTGTTCTTGATCCCAGACCTATTACCGGCAAGAGTACGCATAATATTACACGTAAAGATTTGTTTGCCACTCTGGACAAGGATACTAATTTCTTTCTGGCATCTATGACAGACCCCTCCGTAACAAACTTCCTTAAAGATAAGGATGTACGTCTATGGGGCTGGCACGCCTTCACCGATTCTCTGAGACAGGAAGAAGATCAGGGACAGCAAATCCAGAACCAACAAGTTAAACTTAATGAAGAGCTTGGTATACCTAAAGGAGCCACCCTGATCACAGGCGGTACATGCGCTGCAATGCGTAGCATCGGCTTGCTGCATACAATGGGCTTCAGAGATTTACATCTGTTTGGATTTGACTGCTGTCGTAAGAAGCCTACCAAGAAAGAAATGACAGAGACCACCGGTGATCTTGAGGGCGGGGAAACTCCACGGCCTAAATATATTCAGGTGAATGTGAAAGACAAAGCATACTGGACAACCGGTGAGCTACTGGCCATGGCACAGGATTGTGAGAAAGTATTTAATGATCCGGGCATGGAGGGTGTTCTCTGTTTTCATGGGAAGAATACAATGATAGCCGATCTCTGGGACATAAGAGAAGAACAAGATAAAAGGGTTAAATTTAAAGGATACTATGATGTCTGATATACAAAGAGAGGTAAACCTGAGCAGACTAAACTCTTCCTCTGAGTATGTTGCACTACTTGACATGTACAAAGACATGCATAAAGTATCTGATGGGATGTTCAATGGGAGAAGCTTGCTTAAGTTTGTTGATATAATCAAAGCATATCTGGAAAACAATAACTGTAAGTCTATACTGGATTACGGATGTGGTAAGGGTATTCTTTATACAGATAATTATAAGGAATTAACCACCGAGATCGATGCTCCACTTCATAAGTATTGGAATCTGGATAGTTATGAACTATTTGATCCGGCACATGAAGAACATTCTAAACTTCCTGTCCATAAAAAGGATGCTGTTATTTGCACGGATGTCCTTGAACATGTTGCCGAGGACGATCTTGACTGGGTGGTAAGTGAAATATTCTCATATGCAAAGAAGATTGTCTTTCTTAACGTTGCCTGCTTTGAAGCACTGAAGACTTTAAAAGATGGTAGGAATGCACATATATCTGTATTCAGCCCTGATGCATGGCTACAGTTTCTTGCTGATAAGAGCAGGGAATTTAAACATCTAAAGATATATCTGTTTGCAGACACTGTTGGTGAAGATGAGAATGGGGATAGACAGTTCTTGACCGAGGGCTATCGTATTGATAGTTACCCCCGAATAACAAGTCTTAAACAGGAGGAAAAAGAATGCTAGGTATTGCAGAAACAGTAATTGGTGTGGCCGGAAAAGTACTTGATAAGTTTGTTGGTGATAAAGATCTTAAGGCCAAGCTTGAGGCAGAACTAAGCACACAACTAATCGCTCTTGATCTGGCACAGGCACAGGCTAATATAGAACAGGCCAGACATCCTTCCATCTTTGTCAGTGGTGCAAGGCCCGCCATCATGTGGGTATGTTGTTTTGCGTTAGGCTGGCAGTTTATCTTTGCCCCTATCTTTAGTTGGGGACTTGCTATTTGGCATCCTGTTATTAGCTTGCCAGCTTTGGACACACAGTCTCTGATGGGGATTCTTCTTTCTCTTCTCGGATTGGGGGGTATGCGTACCGCAGAGAAGTGGAAGGGCGTTGCTCGTAACAACATGAAGTAGAGATTATATAATGTTAAATGAAAAACAAGAAAACTTCTCACAAGCTTACGTCTTACATCGTAATGCAACCGAAGCTGCCAAGGCCGCAGGATACTCAGATAAGTCAGCAGCTAATCAAGGTTATAGATTACTACAAAACAATGAAATTCTTGAACGTATTGAAGATCTTGCTAACGAATTAGAAACTAATATAAATGTTATTGAGGAAATAGAAAGTCAGTATACCTATGCCAAAGCTAATGGACATACTAACAGTGCCATTAAAGCTTTAGAACTTTTATCTCGTATCAGGGGCGCTCCATCTGATGATGCTTTAAAGATTGATCAAGAAAGTTTAGAAACTGAGATAGCAAAAAATATAGATATCTTGGGCGAAGAACAATTCTTTAAAATTTTAGGGAGAAGTTCTTTATTCAAAGAATTTTTTGAAGAAGAACCTCCAGTAGAAGAGGAAGATGATGAACAAACAGAAAGCAGCTAAAAAAATAGAGTATATGAATTTCTTAATCGAAGAAATAAGTATACAAAAAAACCGTATCGAAGATACTGATACGGGTCATATTCATACTACGGTAAATGTTTTACAGAAAAGAGTCGAAGAGGTTCAGGAAGAGCTAATGGACCTATATTCGTAGAAAAAAGAGGGGCTGGGGTGAGGCGTGAGTGCCCTTCCTTAGCCCCTTAGCTATGTCCATAGCCCAGAGATACTGATTCTTCTGTACGATGCTCCTAGCTCGTTTAAATAGATTTAGTAATATGGGGAGATTATTTCCCCTTCTTCATGGGTAATACTCTTGACAACCTCGGGAAAGAAGTGGAATAGCATGTTTTCCACCCCTATCTTCAGAGTTATTGTACTTGCTGAGCAGCCTGCACATGATCCTGTAAGTTTGACATGTACATTAGCAGTGTCTTCGTTGTAATCCAGCAGTTCAATTGCACCACCATGCATAGCCAGAGATGGAGCTACATGTTCTGTAAGAACTTTCTCTATGTCCTCTTGCAGAGACATCTAAATTTACTTTTTATACCCGTTATATATTTTACCATTCAGTTTTTCAACCTGCATCTCCAGTTGACCTATCTTAAGATCTTGTCTTACATCACTTGGAAGACTACCTGATCCCCACTTACCTGCGGGCCAAAGCTCAACAAAGTTTGAGTTTTTATTAACATCTTTAGCTATCATCTGAATCTGAAAGTCATTGTGTTGCATAGATGCACTTAGCCCTGCCAGCCACCATACGGCACCGGCGGCCTGAATGAACAGACCAACAGCAAGTGTTATAATAAATTTAGGGTCCATTATTTATAACTCCATATCCATGGTCGGGGACTCTTGTCTGTATCTTCTGCCATATCCAAGTGCAGGAAGCGGCGTTCGTACATACCCCTCTGTGATACACCTATGCCTGTGAATCCATGTATGATAGCAAGACGCAGTACTCTGAATGCATCATGCCCGGCCACAAGAATATCAACGGCCTTACCCTGTGTATGTGCTGAGTTAGGAGAGCCACCTATTGTAGTATTATATGATATATCCCTGTACCCTGAAGACACTATCATTGGTCTTCCATAATCTGATCTTAGTCTTTCAAGTCTTTCCATAAACTTTTCATCCATGCGGCACTCATCAGTACCCTTACATTTCATTTCATCACTGGTAAAGTGTTCCCAATCAGGCACGGGTTATCCTTTCTAGTATGTTATCTACTTTAGTATCAAGCCTGTCAAATCTATCCATGATTTTCTCAATGTCTCTTTCTACTTCCAGCTTAGTAGCATAGGTCTTTGGGATTTCTTCTCTGGTCTGAGATATAATCTTTCGTAGCTGGTCTATCTGTGAGGAAGTTCCCCTCATCCACCACATGAAACTACCCACAGCTATTGTTAGCAGACCATTCCACAGCATTGTTGCATCCTCCATCATATTACTTTACTCCGTAAGTTCTTCTTTGTTTAAATCAGCATACTTCCACATATTATGAAGGCTTCTTAAATCTTTAACGACATCTTGAAAGGGACGTTGAAACTCGCTTCCAAAGTAATGCCCATCAGCATAAGCAAGTCTTAATTTTTTAATAAAATCTTGGGACAATTCTTCAGGCATAAACTTATCTTTATTTATGTTTGAGATTTGTTTTAATGATAAACTACCCCGAATTGGTTTACTTCTTATAATAGCTTGAAGTTGCTTTTGAGGTAAAACATTAGAGTAAAGTCTAATTAATTTTGCAATGCCCTGTTGAGCTACAAACTGTTCTTCAAACAATTCATTATATTCTTTAAGCATATCCTCTGAATCATAAGGCAAAGATGGATCACCAACCTTAGCAAGCACCTCTCTCTTAGTATCTGTTAGATCTTTCAAGACATTTCTTTGTAGATTACGAGAGACATATGCAAATGTTTTTATTGGATCCCATTCTTTTTCTCCTGAAGCAATTCCAAAAGTAGCAAGGGCCGGACCATACTTTGTATTAACATTATGACGTGCTAAAAAAGAACTAAGGTCTGCGGAATCTTTAAATCTTTTTCTTTGTTCACCATAATATAAAGGTCTGAAAGCTCTTTCAATATCTGCTGTAAATGTAGAATGAGAGAATGCTCCGACATCCGCTGCTACTTCTGCGGTAGATTTTAAGGCTCCCGGAACCATTGTCTTTGCAATTTTAGTTAACAGTTTAGCTTGTTCTTCATCTGTGGTAGCTTTTGCATAGTCATAAAAGTAACCCGCAACATCTGAAGCAAGGGAAGGTTCCATAAAACTACTAAGATAATTCCATACTGCTCTTGGAAATATTTCAGTTATAGCTTCTGTAGGATCTTCTCCTCTTGCAGCAGAGGCAAGATAAGGTGTGATGATATCAAGTACCGCAGCATCTGTATTAGAATAACTAAGATCACTATAGAAATACTTTCCATTCTTTCCTTTACGTACTGCAAGAGCATGGTCTTTTTGCCAAGGCATTAAACCTTCACGGATAGCATCTGCTGCTTCGGAAGTACCTTCTATTTGATTATAAGTATAAGCCATAGCCGCAGGTGCAGCAGCATAACCACTCTGTGCTAGTATTCTTTTTGCTCCAGCCTTTACCATAGCCGTATTGCCTTTTTCAAAACCTTCTCTTATTTCTGCACCGGCTGTCTTAAAGAGATAAAATTTATTACGTAAGTTCTCTGCTGGAAAAGCTGCAAAGTTACCCACGACAGGGACACCACGCATTTTTTCAATAATTTTAGGAATCCTACTATAGATAGGCACAAGATCTAAAGTTTTACCTGCTGCTATTTCATAATTTAAATTATCATCAAACTCTTTAAGTAACTTGTTTTGAATAGGTAATAGTTCTATATTCCTTGCTTTTTTCTTTAGTAGTATTCTAATGTTTTCCATCTGTTTAGAATTAAAAAACTCTTTTGCAAAGGAATTATTAACATACTCATTACGTAAAGCCATCTTATCAGCTTCACCCATTTCGTTCCAAATTCTTTTCTGTGTCATGGTTTCTCCAAACCACGTACCCAGCTTTCCAATATCATCAGTCATACTATAAAGTTTAACTAAAAACTTATCTAGTTTAGTATTGTCAAGGGCACCAAGTACCTGACCACTGGCAATACGGTGGGCTAGTTCCTTGCCAGTAACTTTTAAACCTACTTGTTTTTTTCCAACTCGATTTAATATTTGATTTAATTCAATCTGACTTCCTTTTAAACCAAGACGTGAAGCCATCTCAAGTAGTGTTTTTTGTTCTTCTTTA